GACAGGGACAAACACCGTTCACTTATCAACATAGACAACCTAATACATATGCTAGACAAGGTCAAACTCCATTCACTTATCAACATAGACAACCTAACACATATGCAAGGCAGGGTCAAACTCCATTCACTTATCAGAATAGACAGCCTGGCACATATGCTAGACAAGGTCAAACACCTGTAATCAGATGGGATGGTGATTTGAGTCAACAATGGCCAGGAACACCGATATCTTCTTAAGACCTATATACTAGAAACATTTCGGATATTACATTATGAGCAACTTTATTGAATTAAAAGATTTAGATACAGCAGTGTCTACACTTTCTGAAATTAAAGATTTCAAAGATACCTATTTTCATTTAGGGTCATTACAATTATCCTCTGATTACACTTCTAGTAAATCCTTTAAAATTTTAAAATATGCAATGGAAGAAATCCTTCCTCCTATGAAAATATTTACTTGGGGTGAGTTCGAAAAAGAACGTAAGAAAGATAAATGGGCTCTATTCAATGGACTTAAAAATGAGTCTCCTTGTTATCATAAATTTCTACCAATAGGATATACATCAAAACCAAGAACTGAAATATCAGGAATAGCAGGAATGGATACTATGTCTCTAGATGGAAACTACATAGATGTAGAAGACCACATTGATTGGAAAGATGGTTATGTTCCAACAGATGTTGATAAAACATCCTTACAGTCTATGTATTATCATTCAGCAAAAGCACATTGGTTAATACATAGTATTCAAGAAGATGGATTATGGGCGCCAATTCAAGGAAAGGTAAATGAATTAGTAAAGGACTCTCGTTATCAATTACAGATTCATCCTGGCTCAATTAGGTCAGGAGTTTTTGAAGAGATGGGAGACCCCGATTTAGAACTTTGCATTATGGATGAATATGATGCAATCGATTCTCCAAAAATTAGTGTAGAAGAACTTCTTGATTATTGGAAAGGGAAATTAGATAAAAGAGCAACTGCAACGAGTGATGTTAATGCACATTATAACATATCCTTTACCATTATACAAGGTGCATTAGAATACCACACCAGTCTTATGGATGTCTCACACTTTAGACCTATTGTTCACGAGTTTAATAAAAAGGTTCACACTTTATCTAAAGGTAAACCGTTCAATATTTACATTGGTTATGATAGTAGACACCAACAACTACCCATTATTGCAAAGAACTCTATTGAAGAGACTATTAAACGAGGTATGGGTAATGGACATCTTGTAGATGAGATGATGTTTATCCCCGAAATTAAGTTTCTTGACAAGTCTAAAATTCCCGAGTATAATAGAGAATACGCAAATCAATCTACAGAGTTCACTTATAGTAGATTTCTAATACCTTACTTAGAGAATTATGAAGGATTTAGTATGTTCATTGATGATGATTTTATCTTTGAAAAGAGTTTGCTACCTATGTTCTATTACTTACATCCCGATGACGCTGTTGCTTGTATTCAATATCCACAATATAAACACGACTCTACTAAATTTGACGGGGAGATTAATATTGATTATCCCTGTAAACTTTGGTCAAGTTTAATGATATTCAACAATGGTCACGAAGACTGTAAAAAATTAACACCCGAAGTTATTAACACTTGGACTGGAAAACAGTTACATCAATTTGAGTGGACAGACAAGATTAGTAAGATACCCGAAAAATATATCTTTACGGAAGGATACGATGACCCAAAAACTAAATGGGACTTTAATGGAATACATTATACAAGGGGTGGGCCTTGGGTAAAAGGTATGGATTATTCGCATATAAATAATCTAGACATATACAAGAGATGGGAAATACTATCTTGACAAATAACGATTAGTAGTTTATAATATTAGTGAGGTAACTATATGAAAAGTGAATTAATATATGGTGAAGATGGTGTTCTTCACATTACAAAACAAAATGGACTTAGATATTCTTTTGAGAATGTCGACCCACCTGCTTTAGGATTTGAATACGAAGTTTTAATCTACGCAGACTTAGAAATAAAAATAGAAAAGTGGGAAGATGGTAAACATTTTGATGAACAGGAGTCGTTATTTCTAACAGATGCAGATAAGGATTCTATAGAACTTTACATTGAAAACTCTGAACCTCCTTTAGGATTTAATTTAAATAGACAATATATTAATGAGATAAACAATGTATGTCACGATTTTGTTAATGAACAAATGAAAATGATTGGTTTTGATGATTTAAATGAAGTCGTGTATGCAGGTAGAGAAGGTTCTGCTCATCCGAGAAGGTCTGATGCAAGACGTATTATGGAATATGCAGATGCAATTTGGATGTGTTTTGTTCAAGTAGAAGATGAGATTTATAATACTAGGGAAGATACTCTAAAAGATATGCAAGAATACCTCTCTGTTATACCAACACCCTTAACAGCACCCGATACAATTTAGTATGACTTCACTTGATGTCGTCTATTTGGATAGTCCGTTTAAGGTCAGCACTCTACCATTAGATAAGGTTTATGTTATAGATAACTATCTAGATGTATCATTGCATCATTCATTAGATGATTTTTTTACTAGACAATCACATTGGGCAAAAACTAATCAAGTTAATGGAGATAATCCTACTGGACTTCCACATCATTCTTTTTGGGGTGCATCTTTTCTAACTGGAGTTGATGAACACGCTGATGATTCATTGTTATCCATCCTACCTAAGTGGTTCAATAGAAGATTGCAAACTGATTTTCAATTTAAGTGGGAGAGGTTTCAGTATATGGGGTTGAACTCGCAAACTCAAGGTCTGCACGGAACAACTCATTCAGATTGTAAAGATGAAGATGAATGGAATCTTTCCTTTTTATACTACTATAATAAATTTTGGAATCCTTCTTGGGGTGGGTATTTAAGATTCTACGATGCACCACAACAAGGATTAGAAGGTAGAGATGAACATATAAAAAATCATCAAATCGCAGAAGTTGAGTTTAAACCAAATAGACTATTAATGTTTGATGGTAGAATACCTCACGGTGCTGATGCTCCAAAAGCAAATGCACACTATATGGACAGACGGTCAGTTGTAGTTAGAGGTGATGAAGTAAGATTAGTTAACAATGAGGAGATGTTTCGTGCCGACGATAGAATTTACTTGCTACGATAGTGAGACAGTAAAAAACTTTAGACCCGTCTTAGCAAAAGACGTTTCACCCGATTGGTGGAAACAGATGAAGGTACAATCTTCTCAAGGTACTGTAAAGACACAAACACTACGTTCTTGTCCTGCAATGGATGATTGGTTAAAAAGTGGATGGTTATTAGTTGCAAATCGTGATATGACAATAACTGCAGGGTATCGTAAAGAAATGGACGAAGATACTAATATCTTTGCAACAGCAAATGACCTTAAAGGGTATGCATCACCCTCACACGGTTCTCATCAATTTGATGGTGTGTTTGAATACTTTGGAACGGATGCGCCAATAAAGGATGCATTCAAAATGAGGAATCCTTGGAATATTGTCACACCTGCAGGTTACTCTTGTTTTTACTTAGACCCATTTTTGTTTCAAAATAAATACTTTGCAACTTGGCAAGGAATTATAGATACAGACAAGTTTAACGCTAATATGGATAATGCACAAATAATATTTTATCCTAAAGTTGACCACGGATTCACTATACTAAAAGGAACACCTCTTTGTCAAATTATACCATATAAAAGAGAAGTGTGGAATGCAAGTTATATACAATATGACCACGAAACCTTTCAACGAAATAGGTCAACTATTACAACTAATTTAAATCACGAAAGTATGGATGAGTGGAATAGAAAGAAAGGATTCTCTGAACAGGAAAGAGCAGATACTGGTAAGACTGGTGCTTATCGTAAAGGTTCTTATTGGAACCCAAAAGGCAGATTTTATAGTGAAGAGACCCCACCACCCGAATGTCCTTTCCACGTTTCAGAAGATAAATCTGCACCCGAAGAAATACAATTGGAATTACCTATAGGAGATAATGATGGCAGTTAGATTACTATTCCCAACTTTTGTATTTGAGAGATATCTATTAGACCCAAATTTAAATGAACGACAGGGTATTGATGAAAAGTATTTAAAGATGTGTAAAGACGAAATGGATGCAATGAGAAAGAAAGACCCTGTAGGTCGAAATGTATCTAATAGGTCAGGTTGGCAGTCAGACGATGGTGTCGAATCAAATCCTGGCTTAAGTAAACTGATGAGAAGAATCGAGCAAACATTTATGGATGAAGTCTTGCCATTTCACGGTATAGATACAACAAAATGTACGATACATATTGGTAATGCTTGGGCGAATATAAACGATAAGGGTTCTTGGAACACTCCACATTTACATAATGGATGTTGGTATAGTGGTGTATTTTATGTTAAAGCAGATGGTGATGAGGGACAAATTGTAATGATAGACAAAGACCCTAAAGTAGTATCAGACTTTCCTAATTGCCAAAGAGCAAAAGAACACTTTCAGTATGAACCTAGAGAAGGTAATCTCATATTGTTTCCTAGTGCATTAATGCATATGGTAGCACCAAACACAACAGATAAGGAACGATATAGTATTTCCTTTAATATGAATATGCAATATCACAATCCGACTTATCGCCACGGGAATGTGCAAAATTATAATCCTAATGAATTTGTTTTTGATATTGATGATAATGGAGACCCTATAGTATCATTATAATATAAATAATGATATGGAAATAGTCATAGACCCAACCTTTCTTTGGAACTTCTTTTTAACAGTGGTACTTATACCATTGGGATTCTTCACACGTTCAGTGTTAGCAGAACAAAAACGAGTTGATATCTTAATAAACAAGACTCGTGAAGAAATAGCAAGAGACTATGTTACTAGAGAACAAAATGAAGCAGACTTTGGTAGAATTATGGATACTATAACACGTATTGATGAGAAACTAGACCGACTTCAAACTAAGACCTATTTCCAAGACTAAAAAACATATAAATAGTATTACAACAGGAATACTATTATGTCAGAACCAAACTCAAAAGCATCGTTAAAAGAATACATAAAAAGAAGACTTGGAGCTCCAGTCTTAGAAATAAATGTAGATGATGACCAAATGGATGATAGAATTGACGAAGCATTGCAATACTTTAGAGAGTATCACTATGATGGTTCAATTAAGACCTATCTAAAACATCAGATTACATCGAATAAAAAGACTACGATGAAAACTAACGAGTCTACTACAGAGACTTCTGCTGGTACTCACGCATATGATAATGAGGTGACACTTGAACAACAAAACTATATTGTGTTACCTGAACACGTTCTTGCAGTAATTAACATTTTCCCATTTAACGATAAACATAATATGAATATGTTTGACCTTAGATATCAATTAAGACTCAATGATTTATGGGACTTAACTTCGACTAATATATTGTATTACGAACAAGTACAACAACATATCAATCTGTTAGACCATATTTTAGTAGGTCGTACTCCTATTAGATATAACACACATATGAATAGACTATACTTAGATATGGATTTAGATTCTATCTATGATGATGAGTACATTCTTATTGAGTGTTATAGAAAGTTAGACCCAACCAACTTTACTGATATCTATAATGATATGTGGTTAAAAAGATATTCGACTGCATTAGTTAAGTATCAATGGGGTGAAAATTTATCGAAGTTCCAAGGTATTGCACTTCCAGGCGGAGTAACACTCGATGGTTCTGCAATGAAACAAGAAGCACAAGAAGAGATTACAAAATTAGAAGAAGAATCTAGACTGAATTATGAAATGCCAGTTATGGATATGATAGGTTAGGGATTATGGCAACAAATGTTTTTTTCAACCACGCAGTATCGACTGAACAACACCTCTATGAGGATTTAGTTGTTGAGTCATTACGAATATATGGTCACGAAACATATTATCTACCAAGAGAGATTGTAGAAGAGGATTCTATACTTGGAGAAGACGTGCAGTCAACATTCGGTGATGCATATTCTGTAGAAATGTATTTAGAAAATACAGAAGGTTTCGAGGGAGAAGGAGACCTTATGTCGAAGTTTGGTGTCCAAGTAAGAGACCAAGCAACATTTATCATATCACTTAGAAGTTGGGAAAGATTTATATCCTTAGATTCAAACCTCGCAACTTCAATGAGACCTAACGAAGGAGATTTACTTTATTTCCCTCTCAGTGGTTCAATGTTTGAAATCAAATTCGTAGAACATGAGAACCCATTCTATCAAGTCGGAAAACTATTTGTATTTAAATTACAATGTGAGTTGTTCGAATACAGTGGAGAAGATTTCGATACTGGTTCATATGCAGACCTAATAGAACTAGACCAAGCATATTCAATAGGATTAACAATGACTTCAACCAATGCATATTCTATTGGTGAAAACATAACTAAGAACGGAGTTGTTGTTGGTGAGGTTCAAACGTCACTAGGTAATGCAACAACAATTATTCACAACACTGCAACACTTACAGTCGGTGATACACTTGTTGGTGTTGATTCGGGTGTATCTGATACAATTGCAGCTATCAATGACGTATTGACTATGTCTAACGATGGTTCTGCACAAAACAAAGACTTTGAAGATAAAGCAGATAACTACTTAGACTTCTCAGAGACAAACCCATTCGGTGAGGTCACATAATGTTTGGGACACATTTTTATAATGAGACAATTAAAAGAGCAGTATCAATCTTTGGAACACTGTTTAATAATATCACATTAAAGAAAACAAAGGAAGACGGAACTGTATTGAGTATAACAAAGGTTCCAATTTCATACGGCCCAAAACAAAAATTCCTTGCAAGACTACAGGAAGAACCAAATCTTTCAGATAATAATAGAAGTGCAATTTCTTTACCAAGACTTGCATTCGAACTGAATGGTTTTGAGTATGACCCTACAAGACAACAAAATAAATTGATAAGACATTCTAAATCAGATTTAGATACAGACGGAGTGAATCGTTCATATCAATACAACCCAGCACCATACAACTTAACTTTTACACTAAGTGTTCTTGCAAAGAACATGAATGATGCATTACAAATCGTAGAACAAATTTTACCATATTTTCAACCCGAATATACAGTCACAATGAAAATGATTGACTCTATGACAGATACTAGAGACGTTCCAATTACACTTAATAGTGTTGCAATGGAAGATACTTATGAGGGTTCCTTTGAAGAAAGAAGAGTTATTGAGTATACCTTAGAGTTTACTATGAAACTATACTTCTTCGGCCCAGTTTACACTGGAAGTGTTATTAAAAGTGTTATTGAAAGAGAATATATCAATACTGGAAATGCAAACTTTACAACTTCAGAGATTAATGAATCAGGATTGGTCAAAGAGGTCAAACATTACGAACCTGCCTTTGCAGAAATATCGAATGCAGTGTCCAACTCCACAACAATCACCTTTCCAACTGCAATAAATACAAAGATAAGTGCAAATGATGAAATATTTGGAACAGGAAATGCAACCAATCCAACAGTAGTTTCAGTTGCAGTCGATAAACTATCAATGGTAGTGTCGAGTGCAGTGACTATAGAAACAAACACTACACTTAAATTTGTAGGTTCTGTTGACCCAACAGATACATTTGTGGTTGCAGAAACAGTGACATTTTATGATGATGGTGCTAAAGAAAGTTTTAGTGAAACCAATGACAGTTAATTATGACAAAAGAACCAATAGACGATAAGTTAAACTCTCTCTTAGATATCAACACCGATATCAAAAAAGAAACACAAATAGTTAAATTACCGACAAGAGCAGAGAACATGGACACGGACTATAAGTATGCCCGTGAGAACCTCTATAACCTCGTAGAACGTGGTCAAGATGCAATAGACGGAATACTTGAGTTATCCAAAGAAACCGAACACCCACGTGCATATGAGGTCGCAGGACAGTTGATAAAGACTGTAGCCGATACTGCAGAGAAACTACTAGACGTTCAGAAAAAAATTAAGGATTTAGAGAAAGAGGACGAACAAAGAATAGGTAAAGTTGAAAATCACCTATATGTTGGTTCTACTTCAGAACTACAAAAGTTTTTGAAGAAAGAAAAGAAAGATGGTTAAACCCACAAACGAAGGTTATCTTGGTAATAATCTAATAAAAAGAGCTGGAATTGAAACCCAGTATACCAAAAAACAAATGGCAGAATACTTGAAGTGTTCTGAAAATCCTGCTCATTTTATAGAAAATTATACACAAATCATATCACTAGACGAAGGTATGGTTCCTTTTCAATTACGTGGATATCAAGAAAACCTAATCAATCATTACAATGAGAATCGTTTTAATGTGGTTCTTGCAAGTAGACAGAGTGGTAAATCAATCACATCTTGTGCATACTTGTTGTGGTTTCTGTTATTTAAACCCGAAGTCACTGTAGCAGTTCTTGCGAACAAAGGTGCAATTGCAAGGGAAATGATTGCACGTATCGTCACCATGTTAGAGTCTGTTCCCTTCTTTTTACAGCCAGGTGTTAAGATTCTAAACAAGGGGTCAATTGAATT